TTACCCACAGATTAACCGGTCGGGCGCGGTACTGACGAAATTCTCAGAGTTTCAATGGCATAGTGCCTGTGTCGGTCAGAGGCCGGTTCGCACCAATAAGAGCCACCTTGTCCGCTGCGGCGATGCCGCAGACACGGGAAACAGGAGCAGACCATATGGGTTTGAATATTTTTCGGCGTGGCGCAGAGACAGTTGTGCCCGAACAGAAGGCAAGTGCCACCGGACCGGTGATTGCCTACCAGTCTTCGGGGCGTGTGGCGTGGAGCGCGCGGGATGCTGTTTCGCTGACCCGGACCGGGTTTTCGAGCAATCCGGTTGGTTTTCGGTCGGTCAAACTGATCGCCGAAGCCGCCGCCGCTTTGCCGCTTGTTTTGCAAAACGCCGAGCAGCGATTTGACACGCATCCTTTGGTCGATTTGGTCGCGCGACCAAACCCGATGCAGGGGCGTGCAGAGCTGCTGGAGGCGCTTTATTCACAGATGCTGTTGACGGGCAATGGATATGTCGAAGCGGTCTCGGACGGCGGAACGCATCCGCAAGAGCTACATGTTTTGCGTTCAGATCGCATGAGTGTTGTTCCGGGGCGCGACGGGTGGCCGGTCGCTTATGAATATGCTCTGGGCGGGCGGAAGCATCGGTTCAATGTTGTGAGCGACGCCGCGCCGATATGCCACATAAAGAGCTTTCACCCACAGGATGACCACTATGGTTTCAGCCCGATGCAGGCTGCGGCCATGGCGGTCGATGTGCATAACTCCGCAAGCCGCTGGTCCAAAGCCTTGCTCGACAATGCGGCGCGCCCGTCTGGCGCCATCGTGTACCGCGGCGCGGAAGGCCAGGGTTCAATGAACACGGATCAGTACGAGCGGCTTGTCAGTGAGATGGAAAGCCACCACCAGGGGGCGCGGAACGCTGGGCGTCCGATGCTGTTGGAAGGCGGGTTAGACTGGAAACCCATGGGCTTTTCGCCCTCGGATATGGAATTCCAAAAGACCAAGGAGGCCGCGGCACGAGAGATTGCTCTTGCGTTCGGTGTGCCGCCGATGCTGCTGGGTATCCAAGGCGATGCGACTTACGCAAACTATCAAGAGGCGCATCGCGCGTTTTACCGGCTCACCGTTTTACCGCTCGCGACGCGGGTCACCGCGTCACTGGCGCATTGGTTGGCCAGCCACACGGGCGAAGCGATTGAGATCAAACCGGATCTGGATCAGGTGCCCGCGCTTGCAGCGGAACGGGACGCGCAATGGCGTCGCGTCGCGGAGGCTGACTTCCTGACACAAGCAGAAAAGAGAGCCTTGCTGGGGCTGCCGATGGTGCCGACAGATGAGTGAGCCGTTTTCCGAAAGGTTTGAATGCGCGCCGGGTCTAAGGCTTGCGGCCCATGAGCGCGTGGCGGAAATCCAGCACAAAAACTTGGTGTCTCGGTTGGATAGGATCGAAGAGATGATGGAGCGGTTGGAAAAGCGGCTTTGGCTGACGGTGTACGGGATCGTTGCGATGATCCTTGGCTATGGCATGCAATCGATGCTGGCAATCGTGCCTTAGAGCGCGTGGAATTGAGGAGAAACCCATGACGAACGAGGACCAGTTGGAGCGAAAATTCGCGCGGTTTGGCGATGCGTTGGAAGTAGAGGACGGAACGATAATATCGGGTTATGCCAGCCTGTTTGGCGTCGCTGACCAGGGCAATGACGTGGTCGCGCCCGGGGCTTATGCAGCGTCTTTGGCTGCGCTTGGGCAAAAGGGTCAGCGCGTAAAAATGCTTTGGCAGCACGATCCATTGCAACCCATTGGAATCTGGGACGAGGTGCGTGAAGACGAAACAGGCCTTTGGGTGAAGGGGCGCTTGCTGGAAACTGTCGAAAAAGGACGCGAGGCCAAGGCGCTGATCGAGGCGGGTGCTATCGACGGGCTGTCGATCGGATACCGGACGCGCAAGGCGACCAAGAATGAAGAAGGCCAAAGAGTTTTAACGGAATTGGAGCTGTGGGAAGTGTCGCTTGTGACCTTCCCGATGCTGCCCAATGCGCGGATTGCGGGGAAGGCGGAACAGACCGACTTTGACCTGGCACTGCGTGACATGGCCGCCGCCTTTGAAGGCGCGCGGGCTGATCTGGCGCGCCGCTGACGCGCTGCTGTCGGTCTGCAGTCCCCTGGATTTTGCGGACCACCACAACATGAGGAAATTGCCATGGGCAAGACCGAAGCAAAAGCGGCGGGCGGGATAGGTTTGTCCCCCGCCGAGGACGTCAGGCAGGCCGTCACCGGCTTTGTGACTGAGTTCAAGACGTTTCAAACCGACATTGAGCAAAAACTTCAACAAACAGAAGAGCGACTGACCATGCTGGACCGAAAGACATATACACCTCAACGCACGCCTCTGGGCGGCGCAACAGATGCCGGCGCACCGCATCAAAAGGCGTTCAACGCGTATCTGCGCTCGGGTGACGATGATGCCCTCCGCGGGCTGGAGTTCGACACGAAGTCCCTTTCGACGGCAGTAAATTCCGATGGCGGCTACCTGGTGGACCCGCAGACATCTGAGACCGTTCAAACGGTTCTTAAATCGGCCGCATCGCTGCGTGCAATTGCTGCGGTTGTGAATGTTGAGGCGACGTCTTACGACGTATTGGTCGATCATAAGGACGTTGGTGCGGGATGGGCCTCGGAAACAGGGACACTGACAGAAACTGACACACCGCAGATCGATCGCATCTCCATTCCGCTTCACGAGCTGAGCGCTTTGCCAAAAGCCTCCCAGCGTCTGCTGGATGACAGCGCATTCGATATTGAGGGCTGGCTTGCGGCACGTATTGCCGACAAGTTTGCCCGCGCGGAAGCCGCAGCCTTTGTGTCCGGCGACGGTTTGGACAAGCCCAAGGGCGTTCTGGACCACAGCATCGTGGACAACGCGATCTGGACTTGGGGAACAATCGGGTATGTTCCATCGGGTGTGACGGGTGACGTGACGCCTGAGTCCGTTGTCGATACGGTCTATGCGCTTGGGGCGCAGTACCGCGCCAACGCAACCTTTGTCATGAACTCCAAGACTGCGGGTTTGATCCGCAAACTCAAGGACGCGGATGGCCGCTTTTTGTGGTCGGATGGTCTGGCGGCGGCAGAGCCTGCGCGCCTGTTGGGGTACCCGGTTCTTATCGCAGAAGACATGCCAGATCCGGCAGATGGTGCAGATGCAATCCTGTTTGGCGATTTTTCTGTTGGCTATACAATCGCGGAGCGCCCGGATCTGCGCGTGCTGCGGGATCCGTTCAGCGCAAAACCCCATGTGCTGTTCTACGCGACGAAACGCGTCGGCGGCGACGTAAGCGACTTTGCAGCGATCAAAGTGCTGAAGTTCGCAACGTCCTGATGGATGCGATGAAACCGATCCTTCTGCGCATCTGCGCCTGAGGATCGGGCCGGGCGCGTGCCACACAAGGCCGCATTGTCTAGCTGTTCCCCTCCGACCGAGTGATGCGGTTGGTGCGCGCCCGGTGACCGTTACGGAGGAGGTTTTTGGAGACTTTCCATGATGTTGATCGAAGAGACGACGGTGCCGAACGCGGCGCTCCCAGTCGACGATTTCAAAGCACACCTCCGGCTGGGCACGGGCTTCGGTCAGGATACGATTCAGGACGAAGTTCTGGCCGGGTTCCTGCGCGCAGCAATATCTGCGGTCGAGGCACGGACCGGCAAGGTTCTGATGACACGCGCATTCACCTGGACGCTCACCTTTTGGCGTGATCGGGACATGCAGGGCCTGCCCGCAGCGCCGGTGAGTGAGATTACGCGTCTGTCCATCGCGGACCGCAGTGGCGCTCAGACGGATATCGATGCTGCCCATTACTGGCTCGAGCAAGACACGCACCGACCGCGCCTGCGGTCAACTGGCGCCAGCTTACCGCTCATTCCGACAGGCGGGACTGCCATTATTGGCTTTGATGCGGGCTATGGGCCGACGTGGGGTGACATTCCGGCGGACATAAAGCAGGCGGTGTTTTTGCTGGCCGCGCACTACTACGAGTATCGCCACGACACCAGTCTGAGCGATGGTTGTATGCCGTTTGGGGTGAGCAGCCTGATCGAACGCTACAAGGTTATGCGGCTTGGAATTGGGAGCGCGAAATGACGGCGCCAGTTTTGAACCGGCGCTTGGTTCTTGAGGCGCAGGAACGCCAACAGGACGGCAGTGGTGGCTTTGTTATGGCCTGGCAGCCCTTGGGCACGCTTTGGGCGCAGGTCACGGCGCGGACCGGACGGGAAGCGGCGCTCGCTGATGCTCCGGTGTCAGCGACAAGTTACCGGATCCTAGTGCGCGGGGCGCCCATGGGTGCGCCCGATCGCCCAGAGCCTGAACAGCGGTTTCGCGAAAACACCCGGATCTTTCGGATCGTTGCGGTGGCAGAAGATGACCCTGCGGGCCGCTATCTGACGTGCTTTGCCCTTGAGGAGACCGCGACATGACATATGCAATCGCAGCACCTCTTCAGGCCGCCGTATACGCCGCGCTGACACAGGATACGACGCTCGCAGGTTTGGTCGGTGACGACATCTATGATGCCTTGCCAACGGGAAGCTTGCCCGACACTTACGTCAGCCTGGGTCGCGAAGATGTGCGGGACGCATCCGATCAAGGGGTAAATGGCGCCATTCACCGTTTCGAAGTATCTGTGATCACATCACAGCCGGGGTTTGCGCGCGCCAAAGCGGTCGCCGCTGCTGTCTCCGATGCTTTGCATGATGCCGACCTCGCTTTGACCCGCGGTCGGCTGGTTTTTCTGAGGTTCGAGCGTGCAGAGGCGCGCCGGATTGATCGTCGCGCGATCCGAGAGATCCTTCTGCGGTTTCGTGCGCGTGTCGACGACATCTAAAGACACTGATTAACAAGGAGAAAGCCGATGGCTGCTCAGAACGGAAAGGACCTTTTGATCAAGGTCGACATGGACAATGCCGGACTTTTTACGACCCTTGCGGGGCTGCGTGCCACACGGGTGAGCTTTAACGCGGAAACGATTGACGTCACCAGCTTGGAAAGCGAAGGCGGTTGGCGCGAGCTCTTGGCGGGCGCCGGTGTACGCTCGGTCGCGATTACGGGGTCCGGTGTGTTTCGCGATGCCGATACCGACGAGCGGGCCCGTCAGCTTTTCTTTGATGGAGAGGCACCGGATTTTCAGGTCATTGTCCCGGATTTCGGCATTGTCGAAGGACCTTTTCAGGTCACGTCGATCGAATACAGCGGAAGCCACAACGGCGAAGCGACCTACGAGCTTTCGTTGGCGAGCGCGGGGCCGCTCTCGTTCACGGCGGCATAAAGATGGCCAATCCTTGGAGGGGCGAGGTGGGTCTGACGATCAATGGCGAGCGTCAGGTGATGCGCTTGACCCTGGGCGCTTTGGCCGAACTGGAAGCGGAGCTGGAAGAAACCTCTCTCGTCGATCTTGTGGAGCGGTTCGAGAGCAAGTCGTTTTCATCGCGCGATGTCCTGGCGCTCTTGGCGGCTGGCCTCAAAGGCGGCGGAAGCGGTTTG